TGGTGATTGTAGGCAGTCATAATCTACACCTAGCTTATCTAACTTATCCATAACTTTAATAGCTACTTCAGAGTTAAACCAATGTTCCGAGAAATCCCCATATCCCTTGCCTGGGGTGTCAGTACCATGACCTATATCAATAGCCACAGTACCGACTAGGGGTGCTACTTTCCCAAGTCTCTATCTCTTAATACAGCATACCTAGCAAGGGTTAACGGTTCGTTAGGGTGAATATTACCGTTTTCATCACCTTTTAAAATTCCATCGTTAACCATTCTTTGCAATGAATCTTGCGCCCACTCTGGAGCAGTGTGTAAATCTTTAGGAATCATGTATAACTCTCCTTCTCTATATTCGTAATAGCCTTTACCTGTTTTTAAATCAAAACCAAGTTCGCCAATGTCTGTTACATACTTATCTACCGTTGCTGTGATTTCCTTGCGTGTAATGTCACGACCAAACTTTCTAAAGAAGTCACTTGCCATATTCCAAACCATCGCTCCGTGCTGATCCACTGAGAACGAAGTTCCCTCTTTTACCCCTGTGACTTCTGTTGAGACTTTCCAATCGCCACCATCCCAGTACTCAATAGGTATGCCTGTAATACCAGAGTAAGTAACGGCGCCAAATCCCCAAGAACTATAGTCTTTATGTCGCATAGTAGGGGTAATTGCTGCTATTGCTGTCCAATATGGTTTTTTAGCTAGTGCTGTTTCACCTTCTGAGTCTTCATTACCAGCCGATGTGATCATATATATTTCACTTGAGTAGTCCTTTAACCAGAAGCTACCTCTTAAATCGCCAACGCTTGCACTTATAATGAGTACTTCTTGATGATGTTTAGATAAGTATTCTTTAAGGTGCATATATGGCACTGTGACAATGCGTATACGGCTTTTCTCCCAATGTCTTATAGTTCCTATGCTGTAGTTTAAATGCTTGCTAGACTTCAATCTGAGTCCGTTCTCAACGTCTATGTCATATGGTTTCTCAGCGTCATAACCTTCGCCATATTCTACCTTTAGGTATATGTGTCGCTTCACCTAAACCTCCTTTTCAATAACTCAATTGTTTTATCTCCTATCCCATTAACTAAAACTAATTCAGCCATTTCGGCGCCTGGGTTAGATTCTAAATAATCAAGTATCTTTGTCGCTTTTATATCACCTATCTCGTGTATACTTATTAATTCAAAATAATCAGCTTCATGTATGCTAGGTTTATATACCAAACTAATTATAATAAGTAATAGAGACAGGGATATAGCAGTTATAATTACAATATCCCTTCTCTTCATATTACCCACCTACTACTAAGCCAAATACAGTTAGTCCTATTGATACTATGATACCAACTAACAAACCATTGTTTTTTTGACCGTTAGAGTCAAGCCTAGCAACGATTTTATTAATGCCATCTTTCAACTCTTGTATGTCTTCTTTCATCGTGGACGTTCTTTCCTCTAGTATCGACACTCGCTTATCTAGCTTATGCACCTCTGGACAATTACTGCAATCTTTTTCTGACATGGAATTTACCCCACTTGTATAGTTTTTCTAGCGCTGTGCATATTACTAAGATTGAAAACACTGTCGTTATTATCCATACAGCATTAATCATTGAAACCTCCCTTGTAATAACTCTTGTTTAGCTCGTTCGCCAGCTCTTTTCTTCAAGTCATTTAACACTTTAGAAAGTTGAATAGCTTTAGCTTCATTTTCTACTTGTTTGCCTTTTAAAAACTCAGAGAATAATTCATTAACCACTTGACCTTCTGTTCTCTGCCATTGTTGTTTTTCGTCTTGTGTTAGTTCTAATTTATTACCTCTAAATGTAATTACATTAGGCGGTTTCCTATCTGGGAATACTGACGTTTCACCACTTAACTCAGAAATCTTTCTAAGTTGTTCTCCAAACTCTGTTGGTTTAAATGTTGTTTGTGTCGCTGGGCTTAATAAGTTAGCAATAGGTCCCTCGGCCCTTTTCATTTCTTGACCTAATGGATCAATTTTAGCTGGTAGCTGTTGAGAAAGTCCGGGTATGTTAGCTTGGATTTTACCACCAACTTCTCCAAGTTGTTCTAAAACAGGTACTGTGGCTCCACCTCTTGGGTCCCTTACTACTGGGTCAAGAGTTTGCGCTGTTTGTCTAACTATAGAAGGTACAAAGCCCGGTAAAGCTTCTTGTACTGGAATAGCTGCCACTGAGTACGGCGTTGAATCTGACTTCATCATTTCATAAAACATTTTGTTGATAGTGTACATCGAAGGCAAATCAATTGCTTGCTCAAATGTATTAACCGTCAAGTCTGATAATGCATCAGCATTCATAGGAAGACCTTTTTCGGCTAATTGAGCGCCTACAGCTATAGGAGTAGTAACAGGCTGTAGCCAGTTATAGTTAACTATTTCATCCCCGGATTGTGCTGTTGTGTCCTCACCTCTAATCATTCGACCTAACGCGTCCATGTTTACTTTATAGTTACCTAGTCCTTCAGCGCGATCAAACGCCCCTTGGTCAAAGTCTCTTGATGTTGTTTCTCCACTTATCACACCTTTATTATACAACACTGCACCTAAAGAAAGCAAACCTGTGCCTGTTGTGGCTCTACCGAATGTCATAGCTATCTGTCTTTGCAATTCTGGTGTAAGCTCTTTTCCTGTCAAGGAACCCATGTCTTTCATAAACTTTAAATATCCAAGTGGTGAATATTCAAACCCACGAGTCATAATGTTACCCGGCACTCTAGTGTACTTTAGAATTAAATCACCTAAACCGAAGTCTTCTGTAAACACAGTTCCGGGCAACTTAGCAGTAGCTTCATTAAGGAACTTTTTACCTCTTGAAAGAACGTTAGCTAAGTGTGAATCATTTTGGAACGTTGCAAACTTTGCTTCGTCTGCTGCCGTTTTAATTTCTTGTTCTGTCGCTTCTTGCATAACTTTATTAAAGTCCCAATCCTTAACCTGTTTTCCTAACCTAGCTTGTAATTGGTTGTATAAGCTATGAGCTTGGCTGTAACCTTTGAAAAATTCATCAGGTGTTTGTAATGACCACGCCAATACTTTCTCACCAGCTTTACCAACTTTAGATTTAAAAGAAGAACCAGCTAGTAAATCATATTTACCTTGTGGTACTCTATTGGCTCCGGCTTTGATTTCTAAGAATGAACGTCTCCCTTGTTCCCAACCGTTAGCAAGTTGCTTTAACGTATTTGGTGTAGTTGCTGCTACAGATTTATTCTTACTAAACGCACTAAGTAATAAGTCTGCAGGTTGTGCTGCTACTTGTGATACTTGCTCTGCTAATATTGACGCCGTATTACCAACTATATTCCTTGAAAAAGTCCTAGCATTAAGTAAATGTGACATAGCTTGTACAGAAGAAAGCTTTTTAGCTTTAAGAATAGGTATTTTGTCAATAACTTTCCTCATTGCTATGTTGGTGTTAAGTGCTTTTAATTCATCCATACTATAAAGACCTAACAAATCATCAGGTTTAGTACGCTTCCCAATCTGAGCAGCTACAAATTGGCCTAGTTCCTCCGGTGACATATCTTGCACAGTTCTTAAATTATCACCAATGTCAGCAATTAATTTTCTATCAAAGTCAACATTTGCTTCTTTCAAGGTTTTAGTGGCCCATTTTTGTACGCCTTCTGGTGTAGTCAAGGCCCATACTGAAGCAGATTGCACATCTTGGCCAGCTCTACGATACTTTTCTGCCATTTTTTCTATAATATTGACAGCATCATCATAACGGCCTTGGTCTTCTAGCTGTTTAATAACCCTTTTACCCATGAATGGCTCTATTGCAGAACTAAATTGATCCCCTTCTTTAAGTAAAGTTACCGAGTTTTCAAAGTTATCAGTTAAAACTCTTTGTGCCACTAAATCTCTAGCTTCATTTGACGTTGTATCAAGTTCTAGTCTTTTTAACTCTTTCTTTAACTCAGGACTTGTCATATCAGAAGTTTTAACTGTTTCTACAAAACTAGCATCACTCACGCCAACTTTAGGAGTTTCTAACACTGAGTTAACAGCTTTAGAGTTAGTTGTAACACCTGGTGCTTCTTCTACAATACTATTTAACTGTTGTTTGGTCTGTTCTTGGCCTATTCGTTCTGTGAATGGTTGTCTTGCTCCTGGTTCTACAGGTCTAACTGGTTCTTGAGCTAAACTAACACGTTCTGACAATGGTTGTCTAGGACCTAAATCTGGCGTGTCTGGTCTAGCCACAAAATCAGGTGTAACAGCTTCTTTGGTTACAGGTGTTTCTACACTTTGTAGCTTAGTTCTAAACTCTTGTAGTAGTGCGTTGTCCCCATTATCCACAGCTTTAATAACTTCTTGTGGATTAATATCTGCTTGTTTTAGTGCTTGCTGTACTTCTTCGCCTTGGAATGCTCTTTTGAAGTCACCTGTTGCTCCACCAATAGCAGCGTTTAGTAATACGTCAATAGAACGGTTAACTAAGAAGTTGGTCGCTTGTTCGCCTATTGTTTGGTCTTCTTGAATACCTCTAATAACCTCTTGTGGAGTTTGCAGTACAGTATCAACGAATAAATCTGCAGCTTGTTGTCCAGCTATTTGTCTACCAGCTGATGCACTAGCACCACCTAGTATTCTTTGACCGATTTGAGTACCACGAAGTATAGGGGCTACACCTGTATACAGACCAGTTTGAAGCGCCGCACTACCCAATAATTCACCAGTCCTAAATTCTCTTGATTGTTCCGCTTCAGTTCTAGCGGCTCGAGCTTGTTCTCCCCTAGGTTGACCTATAGTACCAAGAGACAACGCGCTGAATATACCAGTTTCTCTTGCTTGTGCAATTTCTCTATTCGCTGCTTGCTCGCCCATTAGTCTTTTAGCTTCTTCAAAGTCACCCCTTTCCGATGCTTGCTTTACTAGTGGTTGTAGCCTTTCAATGTTTTCTCTAGCTTTCTTTACTCGATCAGACTCTACTTCTTTCCGTTCTTGTCGTTGTTCTTTACGTTGTAAAAGCAAACGTGATTCTGTTAAACCATCATCTTCAGGCATAGTTAAAGGCTTACGCTCTGGTACTTGTGGTAAAGCTCTAAAACTTAACGCGTCTATTTCGCTTCTGCGCTCTTGTTCTCTTTGTTGTGTTGTTCTGTCTACAGCTCTGTCTATACTTGGACCTAAACCAAAATCCATTTCTCTACGACCAAGACCTAGTGGATCTTGTACACTAGGTCTTGTAGATGGTTGTCGTAGTCTTTGAGATAATGGCTGTCTACCTGTATTTGATTGTAGTCGTTGTGATAATGGTATTCTTGCCATCATAACCTCCTATGGTCTAATTGTGTTTGTAGTAGATGGACTTAAATTATTTTCGATAGGGTTAGTCAATCTATTAACAGCTTGGTCCATTTCTTCCTCGCTTAACCCATATTCTATTTGTAATCTATCAGCTGTTGCATCATCAATTTGAGTCTGTGATAGTAAACCTATAATTTGGTCAGCTGCTGCAACTCTACGTTGTCTTTGCGCTGCTTCTAGTTCTGCGCCTTGAAGCGGTATGCCGAAATTACTTTCTAATGGTATTCTATCAACTAGGTTAGTTATACCACGCCTTGCAGAATCAATAGGTAATGTTTGTCCAGGCTGTCCTTCTAAACCAGCTTTAAACTCTGCCGTTTGACGTTGTTGTTGGCCTTGGAAACCAATCTGATTAATTCTATTAGCCGCACTTATTGCTTCTAACTCTTTGTTAATTTCTGCTTTCTGATTCATTAGTTGAGATTCTAAGTTAGCATTATTTATGTCTCTAGCTTGTTGTATCTGAGCGTCAACATCCCTCAAATCTAATGTAAATTGGTTTTGTCTATCTTGACGTTGTAAGTCTGTAAGCCTTGCGTATTCGTCACGTTTTTCTGTAAACGCTCTGTCAAGCTCTGATTGTCCAGCTTGGAACTCTTGCTGTGATCCCAGTTTAATCATGTCGTTAGCGTTTCTATAAGCTTCCATTCCAAGCGCGAACTCTTCTTGCATTGCTTGTAACTCCATAGTTCTGTCAAAATCTCTTTGCGCTCTTGCTTCTTGAAGTTGAGCATTAATATTAGCCATTTGAATAGAGTAGTCTTGTAATCTTGCATCTCTTTGCTCTTGTGTAGCAGCTAGCGCTTCATCGCGTTGCAATGTAAACACTCTGTCAGCTTCGTCTCTGTTAAGTGTGAATGTTCTATCTAATGCTGATTCTTTAGATTGCCATGCCCTTTGTGCTTCTTCACGGCCTAAATTATACTTAGATGTTAAGTCTGCAATTTCTCTGTCAGCTTGCGCCTGTGTTTCTGCTAACTGTATACCTCTTTCGGCTTGCGTTAAATCTCTACCTATTTGGCCTAATTGTTGTTGTTCTACTTGGCCTATTCTTCCTAGAGCGCCTTGAGTTAATATGTTTTGTGTAAGTTCTCTTTGTGACCTTGCCCCACTTGTTGCAAGTCCACCCACAGCTAATTGCTTTTCTAATCCAGAGCGCGCTTGCCTGTCTTGTATACCTTGTAGCCTACGTTGCTCTGACGCTTGCTCAGTAACCCCTGTTCTAGCTACATCGGCGCCTTCTCTTGCTCTTAGCAACTGTTCTTGGAGTGTAGCTTGTGTTTTGTTTAATTTAGCTTGATTTATCTTCGCTGCAAACTCTTGTGGAGTTATAGCGCTTGAGGTTGCTTGTTGTGTTTGTTGTTGAGCCATTGGTTGAGTTGTGGGTTGCGCCACCTTTGTTACAGGTGTGATCGGTTCTGGTTTAACAGCTCCACCAGCTTCTAATATTGGTTGTGGTTTATTCTGTTGTGGTAACAGAATCGGTTTGGGTATAATTTGTGAATCGTCAGACATTTTAGGTTGGGTGGGCAAAGCCATCACTTCACCCTTGCCCAATTTGTTTTTTATTATTCTAGCTGCTGCTTTATCTTTAGCCATTTTTCACCTCTTAATACGTTTCTACAACTTGGTACTCGATAGTTGTAGACGTTGTTGTATTAGCGTCAAACCCTATTGTTGTGCTGTCTATAATCCTACTAGACATGCTAGTAAAGCCAGGACCAGCGCTTCTTTTACTAGCTATAATGTGCGATTTTGCTAAGTCAACACTTGCTATTGGTACAGTTTCTTCAGTAGTATTAGTCTTTAATTCCAAACTATGTTCGCACACATGCATCAAAAAAACACCCTCTCTATATTTTATTTATGCTATTATAATTACAATGTTATCGGCACATTAAATTTGTTCGTAAAGCTTTCTCAATTCGTCTTGTAACAATGTCACATCATCACCGAGTAATTGCCCACGTCTTATTTGTTCCTCTAAGTCTGCAATCTCATATTCCATTTTTGCCTATACAAATTCTTTTTCTGTCATAACTTTTTCCGCCGATGATGATAATATAGTCTCTTTGCCGTCAACTACTTGACTTTTAATTATTTTAAATTCATAGATTGTATCTACTTCTAAACTTGCGTGTTGAGGGTCTCGCTCTAATACTTCTCTTCCTGTTATTCTCATGTTTAATCCTCCGTATATACTGTTGTATTTTGAGTTGCTGTTGATGTACTGTGCAATGAGAACCCAGTTTCATAGAAAATATTTCTAAATGTAAATCCTATCGTGGACTCATTTCTGATTATTTGCCCATCTACAACTAATTGGCTTGACTGTGGCTGCGTGTATACTCTGTTTATATACCCTCTACCTGTTACACTTAAAGAAACTGGGTTCAAAGCGGCCGGTACCGAGTTCCCACTATATCCAATATCTAAATCATATTTATTGTTTCCGTTTTGAATAACCCAACACATGTTGTTCCCGCGTAATTCTAGCGAAGTGTTAAACGGTATATTTGAAATATTGTGATCAATTCCTAAACCACCAACATCGGAGCTATATACTATCACTCCATCAGCAAGTATTATCACTGGGCTGTTAGTGCTAATGTTTTTTAAAACACCATTACCTGTTACAGACTTCAGAGTTGTAAGAGTCTGCGAATCGGTGTATTGTGATGTCGTTGTACCTCTGTAGCGAATACCTCCGCCTCTTAAATTACCGCCCATGTGTCACCTCCTATTTTTCAATAACATACTGCAATATAATATTTGACGTTGGTTGTGATTTCGAAAGGAAATATATAACACCATTATCAAGTGGATAAATAGTATTAGCCATTACCGAATCTTCCGCCATATCAATTGATTCGTAAAACGCATCTGCATCAGCTGCGCCAAAACCTACCCTAAAATCTACATTATCATTTGCCACATAATCTAAATCAACCACACCGTAATACCATCTGTAATCCCTTGTGGGTTGTTCTATCCAGTTGTTTGCCAATAGTGTTACGGTCTTTTTCCCTTTATCAAGTGAAACCCTAGACGATGCACCACCAGCAATAGCCGCGGTTAGTGACGCGCCTTGTAATACTGTGCCGTTTGTAGATGATCCATAATACATGTTATTATCTGAACCCATTACTGCTACGTTTCTTTCAGTGCCACCAGTTTCTTTTGCGTTGATGTTTATATTGTTTTCAAATACTTGAGCGCCTGTCATTATGCCACCGGCTTTAGGCAAGTAGTCAGAAGGCGTGAGGTTGCCAGAGTGGTATATAGTGTTAGAATTGTTATAAGTTAAATTTGTTCCTATTAAATTAGTTGGCTGAGTAGAAGAACCTAACACTATTCTATCAGAACTGTCTACAAACCCTACACTTTTATCTCCACCACCTGTCAACTCACCCCTTACTGCAATATTGTTAGGAAGTATAAGTGGTCCACTCATTGCTTCGCTACCGTCTTTAGGTAATTTAGTTGCTATATCTGTGTCGTTACTGTCTATCCTGCCTACTAGTTCGTTGATAGCTGAAACTAAGTTGAGCTTTTGCGCAGTTGTCAACGATGCAAGCGAACCTACTTTGTTGTCTGTTGCTAACTTAGCATTTGTAATTGAACCGTCAGCCACTTCGCCAGCAATAAGATCATCAATCTGTTGTCTGACTTGGATAAGTGCGTCTGCTACATTATCAGCCGAGTACTGTGTAATTCCTAGACCTATGGCATGCGCACCGCTTTCGCCTAGTATTTCAGACGCCAATTCTACTAATAATGTAAGGTTGTTGTAATCCTTCTGATTTTCGTTTGGGCTATCAAACAATTGTTTAAGTTCTTCAGGTGTATTAGTTGGTTGGTCAGGTAATGACCTGTGTATATTAGTGCTATAGCCAGCACTGGTTAGTGTTTTTTTAGCCATTTTACCCTCCTATCGTGAGTAACCTTGGGCTTGCGCTTGCATTTTTAAATTAAGTACAGTTAATGTCTCGTCATTTGCAACGTTTTCAAATAAGACTTGCAAGTAAGTAAACTTTTTAACTTTCGCCTTTATCCTCAATGGTTGAGGGTTTCTATTTGTTTGATATGTGAAATCTGAATAATCCCATGAGCCATAATCAAACAATCTGTATTTAACTGTTGACGATTTGGCGCTTGCAGAATCTTCGTTTGACTTATCTGTTAAAAACTTAATGTCTAATGATGTTTTACTTGCCGGGCTAATTGCAACCCATTCGTCACGCATCATTTTTCTAAACTCTAATTGTCCAAAGTCTGTAAAACCAAGGTACACCCTCATGTCTATATCAGTGCCTAAAACCTCACCATCTGCCGTGTAGGAGTCGTTAAAGTTTTCTATGGTAGTAGAACCTATATAATATACTTGTCCGTCTACATCAAAGAATTTAGATGCTGATACGTTAGTGTATTTGTAAAATGTATCGTTTCCGTAGTTCCATAAGTAGACCACATCACCTACGCATAACCAGTATTCTTTGTTATTCTTGTGATTAAATGTTACCGCAGTAGATAAATCCAACTCTTGAAGTGATTTTTTAATCTTATCACTGATAATCTTAGTGCCACGTTGGTTTTCTACTGAGGTGTCTGACCATAGCCACATGCTGTAAGCATCTAAACTTACCGGTGTGTCCTCTATTAATTGTACCATTTTCGGAGCAATGTTACCAACAGACTCATTAAGATCATAATATGGGAATTCGTATGGGTTTAGACCTTGATTGTTTGCAAAGCTTGGGTTAATGTTTGGCACTACTATTCTTGTTGAATTTTCTTTAAATACTAACAATGTTTGTTGTTGGGCCTTCATGTCTGTGATACCAAATTCGTTTGAACCTACTATCACTTTGGAGTTAGAAGGGTAGTAATTGGCTTTGCCTACCATTGAGAATATAAAGGTGTTAGGTTCTAGTGTACTACCATACCAAAATATATTAGTGTCGTTACCTACTCCGAAATCAACTTGATATTTATATGCTTGGAATTCTGCTAGCGTACCCGTGTCTTTAGTGTAAGTAATTAACACTTCTACACCTAAAGGTGGGGCAACGTTAAACGTAGGTTTTCCTGTTACTCTGTTTACAGTAAAGTCTATGTTTTCAACTTTTGCTACACCGTCAACAGTAGCCGTTACTAAATCAGCATCTATGTTTTGCTCAGGTAAAGTATACTCCGTGGTTCCGTCCGCTTCGAAATCTACTGTTTTAGAACCTGTTAACAAATTGATTTCTTCAAATGGAACACCACCTGTACCGTCAGGTTTAGCACCTGTAGACACGATTGGGATATATGGCGTTACATCTTCATAAGTCACACCATCCCAAGTTTTAAAACTTGTACCAGCTTTTAACCATAGCTTAGAATCAAAATAGAATATCTCACAGTACCCATCTGTTATAGCGCCTATTGTAATAACTGGCGGGTTTGCTGCTTCGTCCCATATCCCTGAATCGTCCCATACATCTGAATCGTCCCAAGCGCCTTGAAGTAACGAAGACAGCTCTGTTTCAGAAGATACAACAGAGAGGTCTCTTTGATAAAGAAAACCCCCTGTGCTAAATATAATAACCTCTTTGTCGTTTAGCTCACCGTACCATCCACCATATATATTGTTTGTAGATGATATATACGTGTGATGGCCAGGTCTTTTCTGTAATTTAAAATTCTTTGTTACTCTTGCATTTTCTTGCCTAACAGATTCACCCAGCTTTATCTGTGTATTACCTACCGATTCATTTAGACCTAGGAAAGTATCTATTTCAATCGGTGGTGACGGCTTGTATGTGCTTATACGTGCCATAGATACCTCCTAATAATTAATGTTGTATACGTCTTCTATTTCTGTAGCTTGAGCCGGCTGTGGTTGCGCAGCCTGTAATAATAGTTCATTTGCTTCTCCTTCGAAGAAGTCTGCGTATTGTGGCAAGTCGGTTAGTGCAATTTTAGCAGCTACGAAATTGATCATAAAATTTAACGCTAACGGATTCCTAACCGGTAACTCTGCCGACAAATCTGTAATTCTTGTTGGGTAGGGGTTGTATATTACTCTCAAAGTGCCTTCAAACCAATACGGAGTGTACAGTACATTTCCAACTTCAAGCTGTGTAATAGAGTCTATTTTGTAAGTGTCTGTATCTTCTACAATCTTAACTAGTTGACCAAAATCACTAGGCATAGCGTTAGGTATCCACTTCCTAGCTTCTTTCTGTTCGTCTGTTGGAGTTAATGTTAATTCGTATGTGTTGTAATATTCGGCGTACTTATATACTTTATTAAGTCCAGAAAACACGTATCTAACAGCATTGGTATCAGTTTCTGCTGTAGAACCTGAACTATTAACCACTCCGTCCGTGTTGTAATCATCGACCAACGCTCTAGCGTCATATATTAAATCTTGTATAGTCATGTTTCACCTACATTTCTGTGAAAATGAACGAAGCACCGCTTAAAATCGTAACTGTACCAGTGTCGCGCTCTGCTATAAGTGTAATTTGATCGTACGGATCTAACGTGAACGATATATCAACAGGTACTGTTTTTGTATCATCATTACCAAACTGCGCTATGATGGTAGACGTTGAGTCTTCATCTAACCCAGTAGAGAATCGTTTTATTCTTACTTTAACTTCAACTGAGCTAGTACCTCCACCTGTTCTATTGATGGGTATTGAGCCTGACAATCTAAAATCTTGCTGTATGATAGATTGATACCTTAACCAATCCACTCCACCATCTGATACTAAATCAAAGCGTTTACTTTGAGGTAGTAAATCAACACTGCCAGCAGTTAAGATTTCAGCGTATGTTACTGTGTTAACAGGTAAATTAATATTGGTTTCTATAGAACCGTAACGCTTAATATTTTCAAGTTCTAGTATGTCCCAGTGTGGCACTACTGTCTGGTGTGCTGTAAGCTCTACTAACTCATACTTGTATATTAGTTTACCCCATTTAAGACCTCTTTGTCGCTGTAAACCTCTACATATAATGATTAAACCTTTATCGTTATTTGATAGCTCCAGGTATATTCTTGTGTAGTCTCTGTTGTTAATAGATGACACATCAGGAAGAATGAGAGCTGCTTCGTTCGTCCTTACATCAAAACTTATTAAAGACGTCATGTCCTCAACTTCAAATGTTGACATTATTCTGTAACTAGCAAAAGTGTAACCAGCGTGATCATCATCAAAAGTCAACTTCGTTTGTGTATTTGACAATACCACAGCATAGTCTACTTCGCCAGCAACTGTAGTTAACTCCACCACGTAATCAATCCATTGGTCAGTAATGTAGTTTGCTATACCATCTGTAACGCTGTTTGATGTTTGAGAAGAGACAGGACCGGACGCGTTATCTGCTCCGGCTGTGTACTCGTATGGTTTAGTGGTCAGTGTTTCTTCAACCGTTAATGTATTATTGTTAATTCGTGTTCTTATATCAAATAAGCTTTCTCCATTGTTGAAAACATTACTCATTTAACACCTCCTACGGTTCATTTGCTAAAATCTGCTTTAATTCATCAAATTTCAAAGGTATCATCGAGAAATCATTTGAAACTATAGCTTTTAACCACATTCTTTGCATTTTGCCATTAGAAAACTCTAAGTGACGTATATACATTTTTGTGGCGACGCTGAAATCTGTTAGCTTTTTAACGTCCACTTTAGCATCTAACGCTTGCTTTATTAATTCATCGTCAATAGTTCTGAGTTTTTTGTATACCTTGTTGGCTTGTTTAATTTGAGAACATGTGCATAACTCCTCAGCCGTTACACCGTTCTCGGCGAACTTTTCAACGGTAGCCACTTGATAATATTGTTCATAGTGCATATAAACCTCCTACACAGGTTCTGGCAAGTCTGCCGGGGCATAGAACATAGTAGAATCAAAGAACGCAGACCAAGAAAGGAATACGGCATCGTCTAGTGGTTCGTATTTGCCTGTTGGGTTATGTCCAGGTAGTGGACTGATATGACACCTACCAACTGCGCAATAATCTTTTGCGTTAATTGTAGTAGTGTAAAAACATTCTGCATATGTTTTAGTTGGATCACCCAATGTTGCATCTAATAAAGTATCTTTAGTTAACCCTTTATCTGTTAGGCATACATAAACTAAATAGTTAGGTATTGTAGAACCTTCGGCAATGTTCATTTCCATGTATGGTTTATTAGTTTTAAATTCCATTAAATACTCGCTCATAGAATCCTCCTATGGTATTGATTGGTATTTTTTTGCCTTGCTTAAGCAAGGTTCGATTAATGCAGTTTGGTAAAACCCGAATGATTGTTCTGTTGAGTTGTAGAACGACTGGTTATTTTCTATGCTTAACAATGTAGCGATCTCTTTAACCTTGTTCAAGTGACTTGTTTGGTCTATCCATATCTCTGCTTGGTCTGCTATGTGCATGTGGTTGTAGTCGTCTTCCAGGATTAGAGAGTTACCGACTACTATTGCGCCAGATGTTGGTAGTGGTGGGGTTTCTGTTACGTAGTCCCCTTCGTAAGTTCCAATGTGTGAAAACTCAACACTTTCACCATTTGGCACAGTGGCATTGATGAAGAACTTTAATTCGTCATTTGTAATTGTAGAATCCGTTGTGAGAGTTCTTCTTTGTTGGTCTAACAAAGTGCCGTCAAACGAAACGAATCCGCCAACGCCAGAAGATTGTAATCCGAACGTACCACTATTAAATGTCTTCGTTACATCAATTACAACTGTATAAACAGTAGATGTTTTAGTGATTCCAGTAGAGATCATACCTATGAATGTATTCGTTGCATTACTTATAATTTCTACTGAATTAGAATTTATAAGTACGTTCGCTGGCGTAGATGTTTCCCATTTCCCATAATCAACACCATTATCAACAACCCCATCAACAACCCTCTCATTAATACCTATCCTACCGCTATAATCAGGTGATGGTCTAACTCCGCCCACATAGCACTGTGGGATGCCTAGGGAGTTAAGGAATATTAGTTGACCTATAGGTATAGTAATCAATCCAGCTTGGTCAAACGTCTGCGTTCCATCTGCTTCAATATATCCCTTTTCGTCATGAAAACTAGTTACAATATAGTTTCTCACCACTGGTTCGGCTGGTGCTAGGAACTGTTGCGCAAGTTTTGCTTCAACGTCTGCATCATCCCTAAACAGTTGAAATATACCATCACCATTTTTTGAGTTTAAGTCTAGCTTGAACACGTCACCGCTTATTGTAGTTTCAAACTCCCTTACTCCGTTAACTGGTGTGAAAAACCTACCGTTCGCGTCCCAAGTAGTATTAACCACGTTGCCTAGCCCATCTACGTACGTGATAGACTCATTGGCAGCACTAGCAAGCTCTAAATAGTTACCGCTGCCTGTTGCAAGTGTATTGCCAGGTACAGCCACCCTACCCACTTGGTTACCGCTGCCTACCTTGTCAATCAGCACTCCGTCTGTTGAACCTTTTGAGTAGGAGAGTAGGCCGCATTTTTTAATTAAGTATTGTATTATACCACCACCGGTAGTAAACCCTATAGGATTAAAACCGAATCGTGGGAATCCTGTGTTTTTGAAGCCCATAACGACCTCCTATTGTGGGTACCATTCGCCATTGTAATACACGTACCAAGTAGCTGTATCCACTACTAAAACTAAGTCTTTTTTGTCCGCATCTGATAACGTTGTAACTCCTACACCGCTCGGCGTAAACTCAGTAGCTAAAAATTTTTTATATCCATTGTCTCCTTGTACTACCATAGTAACCTCCTATTAAAAAGGGCAACACAACGTATATGTCATGTTGCCCTTGGCTTGGACTTTATTTCTTTTTAGTTTCTTTTACAACTTCAAAACCGGCTCTAATAAATGCAGATACACAATTTTCATGCACCTCATGCACATATTCGCCTTTTTTCACTTTAACCATATTAACCTCCTACGCTGTTTTGTGAGCTGCACACGCATTCACCTTTTGGGCAAACGTGAAGCAATCGTAAATCCAACGGCCTTCAAGTAGAGCGCCAGAGATACCAGGTGCATCTTCGTGCGTTTTAAGGTCAGACAGTTGTTGTGGCATACCGTTAGCTGATGGGTGTGTTAAGATCATAGCTGTATTCGCTGGGAATAGAACCGATGGAACTTTAACAATTTTTACACCGTCAATTTCACCAATTTGACCGTTAATCAACATTTTCTGGGCCATGTCTGACGCCTTTACAAATGTGTCGTCTCTTTTAATTAAGTTACAAGTTGAAGGTGTAAGATATGCAATTCTACCCTTCATTGGTACTTTGTCCTCGTCAAGCAATTCTTGCAAATCAAGGAATTTTTCGTAAACGTTAGCGTTTGTCAATGCTGCTGTTTTAACATGTGTTGCAGTTGTTGCAGATGCAAGCAAAACACCAAACGCGTAAGTATCTACCTCGGGAATGTATTGTTCGTCCATTTGAATTTTTGTGTATGCACCAACTGTTTTCACAAGGTTTTGTTGTAAATAGTTACCTTTATCAATGCTTGAAGTAAATGATCTATCTTTTGTAATTGTATACTCTGCCACAGTGTCTTGAACTTCGTTAACCGTTCCGTAACGACTTGTACCAGTTCTAGTATAGTCACCTAACACCTGTGAAGTTAGTGTGTATAGCTTAGCCGTGTTAACGCCTATAAAATCAAATTTAGCCCCAAACGCTGACTTAGCAAGTGAACCCAATTCAAAACGTTGATCAATTTTTTTACCATACTTCGCTGCGTAATTAATAGCCATGTTTTAATCTCCTTTTTTAAAGGAACTCTCCCAGGAAATCGTCTTTAACGCTATCGTCACCACCTTGAGTCTTTTTAACAACTGATGTTTTTTTATTATTGTTGTTTGTTTTATCTATAGACAACTGTTGTTGTAATTTCTCAATCTCTTGTTTTAAACCTTCAACCTCTGCATCTTTTTCACTTACCTTTTGATTGGTTAGATGTTCAGCGTATGAAGTGGAAAGGTCTTTACCGTCTAATTGATAAGATTGTAAGACAGACTCAGGTACATCTTCGATTTTAACGTCAGGGAATTTTTCAACAAATGAATCAATCATTCTTTGTTCTCGAGATTTATAACCTTCGTTGAACTCCTTTATAACGTCCTGTTCGTTCCTGTTTTGTTCTTCCGATATGTTTTTTGCCATCACGGTCAACAACGCTTCAGATAGTCCTTCTAATCCATCATATCCTAACTTGTCGCCGATAGTGGCTAGTCGATTTAACTTTTCACTAGACTCATTATACTTATCTCTGAATCTTTGTGCATTCTTGCCGATTTCAATAGCTTCAACAATTTCGTTGTCGCTCATATCTCCGACTTTACCTTTTTCTTTTAGAAACTTAAACTCTAAGTCAGCAATGTTTCTTGCTACTTCTTCCTCAGTTACCACTTCAGATTCATCGGTTTCGTCCGTCGATTCTTCCTTTGATTCCTCAGTTGTTTCTTTGGGCGACGTTTCTTCTTCTGTTCCTTCGTCCGTCGATTCAGGTACATCGTCAAAGAATTCGTCTGGCGTTACTTCAACTTGTTCATTGGCTGTGAACTCGTTCATATATTTATTCCTCCTTGGGTATGGCTGCCCTTATACATATATTATGCAAAATATTTTGCACATTGTCAAATTCCTGTAGCATTCATCATCATTTCTTGTTGTTCTGGTTTCATGCTTAGATATTGATTTTGCGCTTCTGGTGTTAAAGCGGCTAATTCTTGTTGTCTTATAGATTCTTTTTCTTGCAGTTCTTTGCGTTTTTTTATCAATCCATTCTTATTACGAACAAACCCTTCTGGCAACCTGTCTAGGTACTCTATAAAGTCTATTTGTTCACGTTCTAGTAAATTATCAAGTGTTTGTATTTCTGCAAGTTCTGACCAATAAGAAGATGGTCCTACGTCAACTTTTGGTGTTTTATACATTTCTTGAAGTTGGTCAAAGTCATACATCTGCATTTCTGCATTATCGCCATCCGTGATAGCTACAGGTCTTGTACCAAACTTATACGCGATCATATCTAAGAAGATACGCCCCAAATCCTCATACCAATTATACATGTTTTGCATTGGTATCTCCAAAGGTATACCGGCTTGTTTTGATGCTGTAGCTATAGATGTGCCACTAGCTTGTTCTGGATTAACATTTCCAAGTAAAGCATCATTAGCACCTACGGCTTCTTGCATGTACGTCTTGGCTAGTTCTACCATGTTCATCAAATCACCACTCATATTAGCCGGAGCAATGTATCCAGCAACATCATTTATGCTTTGACCAGGCCCTAAATTAACACCGTATTGCGCCGTAACTCTTGGGTCATAACCAGCGATCAAGCTAGGGTTGTAAACGAATTTCGGGAAAGATTGTAGCATAGCGTGATACATAGCAGCCGAAAAAGCTTTGTTTATAAATATCTGTGTATCAACCAAACCTGTAACAAAGTTATGCCCATGATATGTGTTTCGCCTTTGTATCCAATTACCTAGCGATACAGGGTACATAGTACAACCAGTATCTATATTTTTATATACGTAGGCTGACTCAGTACATTTAGTTGCGTACACCTTGCCATCTTTCTTTCTGTAAGTGATAACATATGTCGCTTTCTTGCTATCTTCGCCCTCCATTTCAAGTTCACCATAATGACCAATTTGTTCATCGTCATTATTATCTTCGCTTATCTCCTCATTAAGTTCCCCGACTTCTTTCTGTTCTTCTTTTAAGTCTGAAACTAAAGCTCTCCCGACAACTTGTATATACTTTTGTCCTTGTACGTCATTAGTATTTGCGTTAGCCATGTAAAAATTAGTAGGACTCACTAACTCAAAATCAATCTGTCCATCAGTTCCGCCATATTTACCGTCGTAAGGTTTCTTTGCTACATCAAAAATCATATGACCGATGTAGTCACCTGTAACGCAACCATCCCATAAAGCTTCACTCGCTTTTTGTGACAACTTTACTCTGTCTGCAAATTCGTCCCATACTGAGTTAATAATAGCGTCCGTATCATCTGTATCATCATCAACAACAGATGCAAATTTAACCTTTGGGTTACTGGACATAATTGAAGCTATGAAAAACGTAGCAAATCTATTTAAGTAGTTAAATACTGGAGCTGGCTTGTCAGAGTCTAACTTAGCGTTACGCCATTGCTTCGAGTAGACGAAATCCCAATTACAATCAACCTCGTCATAAAAAGAAGGTTCTAAAGAATTGTTATAAGCCACTCCGTTTTGATATAATTCATATTCTTTAATCATTCTGATCTCCTATAGGCTTGATTCTTTCCGTAGTCCATCATCGTTTGCAAATGTTTTAACATCGGATCTTCTTTCTGCTCAACTTCTTTAGATGGCTTTTTCTTGTCGTACAAAATATAAGCAACCAATAAAATGTTTGTTACAAGTAAGATATACTCCATGCTTTACCTCCAATTCATCATAGTGTTAATGTAGTTATCTTCTGCGCGCGGTTTTACATCTACCTTTTCGCCAAAGTAATATACCATTTGACTTATAGCTTGCGTCATTGCGTCAACGTTATCATCATTCGCACCATTAGGAAACGCATACCATTCTTCTAGCACATGCCCAGTAAACTCTTCACGTGGCACCTTTACATTTCCACCAGCTAAATAAGGCAACACCGATTGAACTCTTGATTCTTTTCCGCCTAATGGGTTTACAGGTACTATTCCAGTTATCTCTCGTGACAAAGTGTTTATTATAGCTGAACCATTTGCCTTATCCTCTATGAATATAAAGCCTATATTATACCTTTGCCTCATAGTTCTTATCGCTTGTAATGTGGTTAAAAAATCGTATCTGCCTGTCATTACATCGATCAAATAAAAATCTATTCCTATTTTTCCCCACACATGAATAGCCACTTTATCACTTTTAGCTGTATCTTTAAAAGTTGCGTCTACAGATAAACAAACGCTAACCATTTCTGAAATTTTATCCTGAGTTTTGATATACCAATTGCCAGGGTTTTCAAACCATTCCCTTTTTATCAAGTTACCTTCTGCTGCCGTTGGCCTACCCTGGTAAAGTGCGTTGAAGTCGCGCGGATACTGCTTTCGTTCTTCTATAAAATCATAACCGTATCTATCTGGCCAAAGCGGTACACCTATAGCTCTGCCCAATAAATCGTGCTCTTCTGCTTCTAATGGTAAGTTAACAATGTCCCATGGGTATGGGTTGCCATGCTCGGGATTTAGAAGTCTGCCTATTAGATCATCTTCGTGCCACCTTGTCATAATCACAATAACAATCGCCGGCGGCTCTATCCTTGTACTTAGTGACGATACCCATTCTTGCCATATTTTTTCCCTCGTCGTCTCTGAATTGGCTTCTTCTGCCGTTTTAATAGGGTCGTCTATAATCAATAAGTTAGCACCAAACCCTGTAATACCACCCAATATACCAGCTTTACGGATAACCGAACCGTTTGACAACCTTGTAAAATTTTGATTATTCGATTCTACCGTAACGCCAAATATATCATGCACTTTTAACTTGTTCGCGTTAGACCTTGCAAAGTTATTTGCTAAATCTATACTATAAGCTGTCATTATCACTTTAGCGTTAGGCTCTCTTGCGCAAAAGTAAGATGGCAAAGTCTCGGATATCGTCATTGATTTACCGTGCCTTGGCGGCATAGAAACCATCAGATACTGCTTAGCTGGTTCCAATTCCCCTTTTAACATCAAATCCCTATTACTAATCATCTTGTCGATTTTATCAGTTAATAGGGTTGAATGTGGTAACTTTATATAATTATCATTAGTGTACTCGACATACGAAGCGTAACTTTTAGTGGCCCTGTCTTTGTATTCAGCTTCAAGAAGTTCTAACAATTCCTTTTCTTCTTGGTTATTCAGCATTTATTCACCACCTTTTAATATATCGCCGTATATTTTAGCACTTGTTGCATAATTATTCGTTTAATTTGGATTCTAATTCGCTTATTCTCTTTCTTCTTTCCTCCGGTGTAAGATCATTTGTCGCATCTACTGTAGTTTGTTCAATTTCTTGCTTCTCTTTCCAACCTTTAAAGTTGTTTGTCAAATTAAACCTTGCGCCATTTGACACATTTGTGAACAACATACCCTCTGCATATTCCTCAACTTTAGACTTAGCGCGTGTAACCGTGTCAATGAACTGATCTTTCGCTTGATAATTTAAAAGTGCCTGTCTGCTAGTAAATCCAAGCGATAAAGCCAATCCCGTAATAGTTGGCGGTTTTTCATTTTCTTTTACCACTTTACCAAACCTATTAATAACTGGGTTGCCTTCTTTGTCTAATACTGTTTGACCTTCGCACTCTTTAAAGTATGCATCAATTTTCTTTTTCATTTCTTCTGGCTTCTTATACATTGGTGGCGCACCACCTGGATGTTTTTCTTTCTTACTCACTCACAACCAACCCCTCCCAATAATGCTCTTTGTACAACTCATAGACACCAGTTACTTTATACATCTCTTCGTATATTTGCGGATACATATTGCCAAAATCCTCGTCATGCATCACAATCGGCGCGTCTTGATCCAGTTTCTTTAGTTCTTCTATAAACTCTTTTACTGTTAGTATATGTTTACTCACTCATTCATCACTCCTTTATTTCATTTTATCTTTGCATAATAGTGTATCTATCTTTTTTATTGGTAACTCCAAAGTTAATCTACCAATATCTTCAATATCTTCTTTTAGAGTATAACCAGTTACTTGAATTTCTGCGCCGTTGAGATAAACTTTTCCATCACTTCTTATTTCAAATTTGTTCATACCATCACCTCATAAACCTACCGAACAGCTTGCCCAGTAGTCTCCTTTTTACTCTCTTACCTACTCTATTCTTAGCTACTGCGTTTAGATCGTTTCTTACCCTTAGTAGCTTGTATATAGCGCTAATCATTGCAATACTCATTGAAATTAGAGTGGTCTGTCTTCATAGACTTCGTAACACGCACCGTTCCGCATTGGAGTTGCTCCATATTCCAGTATATTTCACTGGCATTAAATTTTATTTCGTACTGCACAACTTCATCTTCTTCATGTAACGCTTTGTACAATTCCCACATAGCTTGTTTGGTTCTTTTATTCATTCTCTACCTCCCACACTCTTACATGTATTGAATAACAATCTGGTCTTATGTGTGTAAGATGTCTAAATACTTGGCTACCTGCCTTGTATTCCCCTTTTATGTTTTGATCGTTAACTATTTTTTCAATCATCAATCTTTTGATTTGCTCTCTGTTTTCCCACTTATCATTATTTACCTCGTACTCTAAAGAAAAGTCTTTCATTACTCACCCCTCTTGTAAACTTCTAACGTCTCGACATTCTATTAACCTTGCTGTTTTCTAAACCGTTTATATGAGAATGAAAACCGAAAGCATCTATTTGCACAATTATCCTTGATAATATTCTACACTGTCTGTAATTGCCGTAACCATGTTCTATGTGGTCTTTTGTGGTTTTGTGTACTGCTTTTTGAAACTTGTTCATTCTCTACCTCCATTATACCATACCCTGGGTTTAGTGTAAAAGAGCCTTGTTAAAGGCCATTACTTTGCATTGCGACTCATAGTATTTTTATCAGGATAATACTTGTTGTATAATTCTTCGCAATATCCATCTTCCACTACATCAAATCGTTGCTTGTGCTTTTTGTGTACATATTTCGAATAGCCTTCTTTATCTGACTTAAAAATATCCTCTCCTGTATCAATGTCGTCAAGTAGTTTATATAACTCATATATTATTTTGTCTTTATCCATACCCTTACCTCCTTAAAATATCAATTCTATAGCATAAACAACAACTAATATCAGTGCAGTAATTGCCATATATTTATTCCTTGCTTTCTTCTCTATCTCATCCCACTTAATACTTCTTTTCGTTACTTCCATTTCACATTTTAGCGCTAATTCCTCGTATTCTCTCTGACTATTTTCACCTTCTAGTCTATACCTTTTGTGTAACTTGTCGTATTCATCTTTCCACTTGGTATCTACGTCTTTCTTGTACACCTCATAGTCCATTGTTATTGTTTTACTCATACTCACACCTCGGCTCTGTATCTATTTGTTTCTATCAATCTCATAGTTCCAATTATCAGAGAAACAATTTCTTCATGTTTATCTTTTGTAGATATAGAAGTTTCTATTTCGGCTTTTAACACATTGAAATTTTTCCTATGCAGTTTTCGGTTTTTATTTAACACCTTTCTCTTATGATAGTTCATACTCTTATTCCTCACTCTCGACCACATCGGCATCAATTATAAATTCTTGAGAGTACCCCGAGAAATTACCATGCCTTGCGTTCCAACTACAATCAATTGGTACAATAACATAATCTAAATCACCATTATTAATAAATACTTTACAATCATCTGAAACACCTTCTAACATTTCTTTTAACTCACCTACAGTTAATCTATTCATTGTCTTCCTCACTCTCTTGTATAGCTTGTAATTTGTTTTCTAAGTCTCTTATTCTTTTCAAATAAGTTTCATTCTTTGCGGCGCACAGCTTCCAATGTTTAACAGCTTCTTCAAATTGGGATTGCAACTTTAATATTATTCCCTCTTTGACTTGGATGTCTTTGATTAGTTCCTCTCTAGTCATAATCTATCTTCCTCACTCTCTTGTATAGCTTTGTCTAAATACTCTTCTACAAATTTGCTTCTTAAAGCTTGCATGTTAAATATTTCGCACGTTTTCATTCTTTTGGGGCTATTCTTCAAACCTTTAGTTAGTTTATCCAAATATTTTAGTTCCTCTCTAGTCATAATCTATCTTCCTCTCTACCAGATATACCTATAGGTTGTTTAATTGGTGAATAATCAGCGCCAGGAGTTGCAATCTTACATATCTGCTTAGCTATCTCCTTTTCATCGTACCCAGTGTAGTTGTCTATTACTACCTTCTCTCTAGTCATACCCTACTCCTCTTTCCTATTGTCGTGTATAGCAAATGCAACCCATCATATCGCATCCACATTCTAACTTTTCTTCTTCGTCTTCCTTGTCGTGTATTGTTCCTATTACCTCTTTCTCCTCGTTGTGATACCCTAAATTGTCCCAAATATAATGACCGCCACAATTGCTGTTTAAGTTTTTCCCGCGAAAAGCTCCGCTTACAAATTCCACTCGATAGAGATGGCATTCAGGTCTCCATTTGTATATGTCACCCTTGTATATCTCCTTACCATTCTTGTCTAGTAGTCCTGTCCATGGCATAAATACAACATTATCACCAACAAATAGCTTAGGATAAACCTTTACTTCACTCACGTCATTTTCTAAATGCGCAGACACTATTTCACCAGTGCAATCCCAATCAATAGCTACTACAGTCCACATTTGATTTTCATACCATGCTCTTATTTTTAGATTCATACCCTCTTACCTCTAAACTTATATCTCATTGTTAACCCTCCAGTAGTTGTTTAACGTTATAAGGTTCTTCGTCTTCCCATTTGATGAATTGGAATAGGTGGTTAAGCGCAGTCAAACTGCCACACTCATTATAATCATCCCAGCACGAAAAGCTTTTGCTCGGTTTATTTTTGTACACGTCCACGTCACCATCTTTATCTCTAGCAATCCATTCAAACTTTAATTCACTTAGTATTGCTCTTTCGTTAGGTGTTAGAGTGATAGTGGGGATTAGTTTAAAATCATCAACTATTAATTGCCCAGCAAGTGGATAATCAACATTGCCTTTCGTATTAAACAGCATCCCATTTTTTATAAAATACACGAATTCATTTACTCTTTTTCCGCTTCTGTGACATAACTTATAACTCTTACCTACCTCTAACCCTAGTATTTCTTCGTATACTCTTTTAAGATTATTACTCATACTTCCCCTCTCTCTATGCACTATGTGCATATACTTCACACATTATACCTCGTTTTCAACATATTTTAATGCTTCAAATAAGCAGTCGCACAGTTCGTCGGCTTGATGTTGTTGAATTTTGGTTGTTTTTATAACCCATTGTCTCCCTTTTTCTATTGTTATTAATTCTTTTTTGTTTAAAATCTCTATCATTTTACCTATTGTTAAATCTAAACTCAGCAATGCAATTTTAAAGTGTCGAGAACACCATTCTTTATTTGGGAAACAAATACTAAATAGTTTTTCTATTAATTCATTGCTCAATCTAGCTAGTTCTTTTTCTGTTACGTGCTGTTTCATTCTCCCACCCTCTCTGCTAATACCATGCTAATATATGCCGATCTTGATAAAAATAACTTCTCTGCTGCTTTGTCTACCTTCTCCAGTAAACCGATGTCTACTGTAATATTAATCTTTTTCGCTGCCACTCTCGCACCTCTTTTCTATACATCTATTATACCGCACTGGTTTCTATATGCAACACCAGTCTCAAATTGAGACTAGCTTCTTTCCACACATTGGGCAGTAGTTAATATCTACACTTACATACCCATCACCACAATAGACTTCTATCAAAACAGCAATAGAATCATCTAATGTTTTATAATGCATGACCGCTACACTTGTTTCTTCTAGTTCATTATCATGTATAGGTTTTGCAAAGTGCTTTTGACAATACTCGCACCTTTCCACCTCTCCTGTGATCTGACTAACTGTGTTCTTCATTGTTTACTTCTCCCTTTCGTAAAATTCCATTAACGATTCTATGCCATTGCTTAAAACAGTAAACCTTGACCCGTCTTGGCAAGCTAACTCCACAGCCTTACACACCTTTTCGTACTTCTCTTGTTGTTCAAGTTCTTTAACTATCTGCATGTACTTAACTTCACACAACTTGTTTTCCATAACCGAATTAGCAAGACACATTATCATTAAAGTTCTAAGTTCTTTATCCACTTCATACACCTCCTAAATATACTTGTATTGCAGTGTTGCACCAACAAATAAAATACCCACACTTGCGTAGAATAGATTTACGCTAACATCTACGTCTAGATAAGTCAAAATAAGTAAATACGCGCACGACATTAAACCCACATGTATTAAATCTCTACAAAACTCAAACATGTTATATTCTTCTCTTTTATAAGTTTTTTTGTTTCTTTCACCTAACACTCTCTACACCTCCTGTATTCAATTTAATTGTTTACCCTACTCTTTGTACTACTCATGGTTGTTTCTCTTTGCTACAGTTGTTCTGTGGCTTTTTACAGCTATTTATTGTTCGATGCCATGTTTCTATTGTAATATTCCCATGTCTTTATAATGCTTATGCTTTTTAATAGCATATTTTTTTCGAAATGACCAAAGTGGCAATCTTTCGTTTCTATGTCCAGTTGTTTAGCAAGCTTTTTGTACAACAACCCTCTTTTTTCAGTTCTGCTTTTCCATATTGGATCAAACAACGCATGTGCTTGCTTTTTAAGCCTTCTCAGTTCTTTGTTTGCCAGTATGCCAAGCGGTTCCCCATTCTTATGACACCCAACGTATGCATCGCAGTTTGTACACATGTAAACCTTGCCATTCCCATATATTTTACCGTACACCTTATCATTAGTTGTAAACACCACACCACCGCCACAGTACCTACACGTGTTAGGTTTATTCATCAGATAGTACCCATTCTAAAATATCTACTATCTCTTTTTGTTGATTTCTATATAACAAGGCTTTTTCTCCCACAGCATACCTATACTG